CTGATTCAACTAATAATTCATGTATCTTAGTTGTTTTAATACCATCAGAAAATTTAATTTTAGCATTCATTATTATATCCGAAGGGTTAGCATCTAAACCCTCACACGCCCAAGTTACTATATTGTTAATTTTATCTACACTTAAGTCCTCGGTTTTACCGTTACGTTTCGTTACTTTCATTAATTTATTTTTATTATTAATTATTTTTTTTAGCTTCTTGTATTCTATTCATTATATCTTTCACTTTGTCTTGTTGTCTCTGAACTTTATTCTCTTTAGTCTGTAAGAAACTATTACCAGATTCATTTTCATTTGTCATATCAATTTGTATTCTAGCGTTATCAAAAATAATATCTTCGAAAACTATACCATCTTGACCAAATCTAGACTTAAGAATAGCCATATTAGCTGTACCAGCTTCCCTTTGTTCTAAAGTTTTAGCTATAGATACGATAAAGTGACCTATTTGTGCTTTTTTAATTGACCCACCAAACATACTAGAGTCAACAGTGTCAGCAGTTAAGGAAGAACGATTACCTTGTACTGCAGTCCAACCAGCTATATCTAATTCAGCTAACATAGTTTCAAATTGTCTCATAGTATTACCTTCAGCATCCCAACTCTCTTTAAATTGCTTACTTGATTGTACACAATCAATATAATCTAATATGACCATATCTGGTCTAAATCCTTGTGATATTAGTTTTTTTATATATTGTCTAATCATAGGGATAGTAGTACTATCACTAGGGAATTTTTTTAATTTAATGCCACCTGGTCTTTCACACATCTCATCAGCAACCGCAAAAACCTCTTCTTCATGGTCACCTAATTCATTCATAGTATATTTACCACCCATCCAACAAGCTAAGTGTTTTTTTTGTATAATCCTAGGGTTATCTTCAAAAAATATTTGTAAAACGTTATAACCAACATTACTAGCATGGTTAACTATTTTTGTTGTCATTGTTGTTTTACCAACCCCAGTAGGTGCTAGTATTACAGCTAACTCACCTTTAGCTAAACCACCATCCATATAAGTGTCTAAACCTCTAATACCAGTAGGTATTGGGTCCCTAAAATCCTCAGCTAATACATCCCTAATGTTTTCATGAACATCTATACCATCATCTTTGCTATCACCAACTTCCAAAGCTTTTTTAAGTAAATCTTCAATATGTGTTACATCATCTAAATCACCTTTTTCAATTACATTTTGTATTTCTCTAACAGCTTTTTTTAATTCTTGCTGTTTACAAAATTTCATAGCAATATCTTGTGTCCTAACACTATTGTTTTGTTCAGCATCTTTAATCCTTTTAAGGTTACTAATATAAAGTTCTTTGTCGATATTGTCAACAATATTTTCAAATAATATTGATTCTAAACTATTAATATCTGGGATTACTTCATATTTTTCATAATTATCTTTTATTTTACCAGATATGCTCCTTAAAAAAGTATCTTCAAAATAATTTGGGGTAAGTATATCGATTATACTTTCCCCAAATTTCCTATCTAATAATACTTGTTGTATTAGTCTATATTGAAAATCAATCCCTAAATACCCTAAATTACTCTTATCTATTTTATTCATAATTACTCAAACAATTTTAATTAAATATTAAGTGGTTAAACAATAGTGTATTCATCCATACTCATGTAGTATTCCAATTCTGAAATAATATCTGGTATGATTTTTCTAACATCAACAGCGTACCTAACATCAGTTTGGAACCAATTACCAGAGAAACTAGATTTAGCTACAACTCTATTGTCTACTTTAACTTCAAAAGTGAAAATATCTTCATTTTCAAAAACACTTTTAGCGTTTCTATTATCTGTTAACTTCCAAGGTCTATAATGTTTCCAACTAACATTTCTACATTGTTTTTTTAAATATTTCGGTAATATGCCAGAATCACCAATAGCATTATTATTAACACCAGTTATATTATCAATCATTTCTTTAAGTTCTAAAGATTTTAAAACTTTTTTGTTGTAATTTTTAATATTAAATTTTCTTTGACAGATTATATTTTCATTAATATATAAATTAAATTCAAACCTATAATCATCCCAGAAGTTCTTTTTATTTTTATCCATATTTTTTATTTTAAATTATTTTTTTTCTCTCTTTCTATTATTTTTTTAAATGGTAGTAAAAAATCATCAAACCTATATTCTCCTATTATTTTATCTAACCCATCTTTCTTTAACATTTGATAAACTTTCTTTATACTTCTATCATTACTTAAAGGTAAATTAATCAAATTATCCATATCCTTAATAACGTTGTCAGTTAATAAAGGTTTACTTAAATCTACCAAAATTTCATTAATTTTATAAATCTCTTCACCTTGTATTCCGTCAGTTATTGATTCACTGATGTTGGTTAATATTTGTAATGGTTTTTTCTTTAGTGATATCCTATCACTTTGTAATTTTTTAGCTTCATTAACAATATAATCCACATCAACTTTAGTTTCAGTTATCTTAGGGAAATGTTTAATTAACGTATTCTCACCTAACCTTTTAATACCTTTAATACTATCAGAATTATCACCACACATTATCTTCATTAATGCAGCATTTTCTAAATGATATTTAAAATATTTATTAAAATTAGATTTAGTCACATATGTTTTTAAATCTAACATCCAAATCCTAACATCATCATTAATTAATTGTGCTAGGTCTCTATCACTAGTGGCTATCGTAATTTTCTCATTATCGTTTTTAATATTACAATAGTAAGCAATTAAATCATCACCTTCAACAACATCATCCATTAATTGTCTAATATATAATTCTTCTAAATAATTATATATTATCATCTTTTGTATAATCTCAGAAGGGTCTTCTGGTTTAGTACCATTAATGTAATCTTTACCCCTACCTATTTTATAGTCTTTATAGACTTCCCATCTCATTTTACCAGAAAATTCACCATCCCAGAAAACAAAAACTTTATGATAAAGATTATCTTCTAATAATTTTCTAAGAACTGTTAGGAACTGATATACACCACCGACTGGTTTACCTTTAGAGTTGTAAACATCTTTAGCACCGATAAAACCCCTTTTATAAAGGGCATTACCGTCTACTAATAATGTATTTTGTGTTTTTTTTTGATTACTTACTTTTTTAGGTGGTAATCTTCTCATAACTTTACCTTTTTAAAAGGTTAAACATTTTTTTAACTTTTCTTGTCATCATCATCAAACTCACCTTCTTCAGAGAAGTAGTCGATATCTGCATCATAATCAACACTTAATGCTTCATGAATAAACGCTCTATGTTCTTTTTTATAAACATCTAGTTCGTCTGGATTCACATAACCATGTGGTGTTGAGGCTATTTCCCCACTTCTTTCTATACCAGTAACGTGATTTTTTTCACACCTTATTTTAGCCTTAGTACCAAATTGGAAATCTTGGTTTAAAGATTTAGCTTTTAATTTAGTAGTACCATGTGTTAAAATACCACCTAAATGTACTAAAATTCTACAATTATAAAACATGAACTCACCACCTTTATGTCTAATTACAGTACCATTCATACTATCTAACCATATTTTTTGCACACAAATTAATGAATTAATATAAGGTGATTCTATATCCCTACTTGAAGGAATTTTAAAATTAACTAATGACTGAAAACAATTCATGGCACCAGCATTCCACATATTATTAGCTGCATTAGAAACTGCTGATTTATAACAATTTAAAGTACCAATAGAATCCCATAAGAAAACTATATTTTTCTGTATAATACCATCAGCTTGTTTGTCTAACATTTCGTTCATAAATAAAGCAACGTCTTCAATAACTGGTTCTTGTCTAGTTGGTTTAGTTTTCATTTTAGATTCCTTATGGCAGTAATTTTTATATCTATTAAATATATCTTTACCTCTTAACAGCATAAATCCGTCTGGTTTTTCTTTTATCTCACCAGTAACTTCATCCACAACTTCCTTAAATTTAACACCAACCATTTTAGCATGGTCCCAGTTCCAGTTACCTTCAGTCTCAATAACAATTGGGAAATCTCCAACTTTTTGTGCACCAGCTATTGCTTCATAAAACGCTGTAGATTTACCAGTGTTACTATAACCTCTAACTAAACTAACGAAACCCCTTGGGAATCCAGGTAATTTTAATGAATCATGCCATGCCTTAGATAGTGGTACCCAACTTAACTCTTTGTCTTTAGGTTCATTATTTAGATTTTCACTTTCCATGAAAGCATCTAAATCAAAACTTTTCTTTTCAACCTTTTTAGGTCCTTTTTTAGCCATAAACTTTTTTTTTATTATATTATTATTTTAGATAAGAAAAGGTGCTTATAAACACCTTTTTCTTTATTTTTTATTAACTACAATTAGAATGGTAAGTCATCATCTTCAACTGAGTTAGTATTAATTGTGGATGATGTATTAACTACATCTACTGGTTTTTTGCTAAAATTACCCATAGTTAATTCTGAATCAAAATCTTCTTTAGGTTTCTCATTAGCATGAGCTATTTCTAATGATTCTTTAGAAACAAACTTACCTTTATCTTTACTATAAACTGGAGTTTCACCTTTTACTACTATAGTTAAGTAATCATAATCTCTAACACTATAAACATCTCTCCATGTTCTATTGTCACTTAACCAATCTGTAGCTAAACCTTGGTCTTCACTTAATTTAGTGACATTCAAATCACAGTTAATACTATTAATAACTGGTCTATCATTCATATCTCTAGCTATATTTATAATAATATCTCTACCACTTTCAGAATCAGTAATATCGTGTTTTGCGTTTCTTATAGCACCCATTAACGCATCCATAGTACCAGTTTTTCTATAATCGTGGTTAAATCTCCAGAATTTAACACCATCAGATTCATTATCTCTATCGATAACTTTTAGTACATACATTTTTCTAGGTGTATATTTTTTAGCAGTTTCTCTGTCATCAGAATCACCAGATGATAAAAGAACCTCTCTAGCTTCACAAAAAGGACATGGTTCATCGTTTTCATGTTTAAGACATGCAAAAGTTTTCCAAGCACCATCAACTTGCACTTTATGTCCATGTTTAATAGTCCAAGGTAAGTCTGAACCTTCTTTTGGTGGTAAAATTCTAATTTGTTTAGTTGCGGAGTTAACCCCTTTTGGTAAGTAAGTACTGAAATAATTTTTTAAGTCGTACTTTTTAGCATTTGACGTTCTAGGTTTGTGAGAATCGTCATAATTTTTTAACATGTTTTCAAAAATGTTACTCATAATCTTTCTTTTTTTTTAATGTAATAGTTATTAATAATAGTTTTTTGTAATAATATCCGTAATAGTTTTTTGTAACTTAATTATGAATCTATTCTATAATATATATACGAAAAAATATTAAAAAGTAAACTATTTATTATTTTTTTTACAATTAATTCGTTTACGCAAATAAAGTATATTTTTACCATAAATACAAGTTTTTAAATAAAAAAAAAGAAAGTTAAATTTACTTTCTTTTT